GGGCAACTCATTGACCTGATGGACACCGATACCACCGACGAAAAGAAGTTGGTCCAAAACCTGCACCGCATCATGGCTACCCTTTGCAGGGAGGGTGGGTTCCTTGGCTACTTCCCGAAGAAGTACGACGGGGCAAGCCACCAAGAGCGGGCCGAACTGCTCAAAGCCCATGCCAAGATTGGCGATGTTTGGGGGGTGGTCAGTTTTTTTTTGCTAAGTTCCGAAAGTTACTTGAAAGTTTTGAGCGACTATTCCAAGCACCTGACGAAGGGAATGCAGGCCCCGTAACCAACCCCCTTGCTGGCTACGGTTGGCTGATGGTGGTTTGGCGAATGGCCAACAAAGATGTGCTGAAATTTGAGGCCATCTTCGCAATGAAGGCGGTGGAGTTTTTGAACTATGCGTTGCTCATCCACGACATCTTGGAAGCCGAACGGATGGAAGCGGAGCGGATGCGCCGCAAGTAGGACACAATTTCGGTGGCTGGACATTTACCAGCATGGAGTTTGATGTATTCGTAGGTGGTTCGGGCAAGAAACTGACCGACTTGCAGAAGGAGGCCTTGGCTGACTTCGGGGTCAGCCTTGCGGACGGAGCGATTGAGAACAAGTCCTACGCATTGGTGACCAAGTGGCTGGAGGGGGTGGTGAGGCTCGCCAAGCAGAACCTCGCAAACGCCAACGCTATTGCCAGCAACTCCCTTGCGCAGAGCATCGTCGTTGAACCTATCACCCTGACCGATTCCTCCTTTGTCGTGGCTATCAAGGCCAACGATTACTGGAAGTTTGTGGACCTCGGTGTCAAGGGAACGCAGAAGAGCAACCGTGCGCCAAATAGCCCGTTCCGATTCAAGGGCAACCCGATTCCCATCCGACCCATCCAAGAGTGGATTGCATTCAAGGGGATTCCATTGCAGGGTAGGGATAAGCAGGCGGCCAACCGTTCCTTTGCCATCAATATCGCCCGCAAAATCAGCAGGGAAGGTCTTCGGGCCACCAACTTCATGAGCAACGCAGCCACCAAGGAAATGGTGGATGTCCTAACCGTAAACATCGCCGAAGTCCTCGGCAAGTCCATAAGCGTCGCAACCGTCCGATAACCCATGTCCATAACCGTCCTTTCGGGTTCGCCCCTCGTAGCGACCCCCGTTTACAACAAGATGCTTTTCAAGGTCAGCGGCTCGCTGATTGCACAACCGAACTACCGCTATGTCTGCGATGTCAAGAACCCCGCAGGCACGACGCTGGCACGGTTGAAATGCGACAAACTGCCGACCACCAATTTCGGGTTCTTTGATGTGCAGAAGGTCGTGGAAACCCTCGTAGCCCCGACTGCCCCATCATTGACGCAGACGGGATTCGTGGACCATTCGGGGTTCTATTCGGGCTATCGGCTGGACTTCACCCAAGAGTACGGGAACACCCCCGCCGTCACGGGAGCGACCACAACGGTCAGCGGGGTCATGGCCTTTGCAGGAAACTTGGAGCAGTTGGAACTTGCTGACTGGAGTGCAGGCTTGTACTTCCCTTCATTTATAGCGGATGGAGTGAGCAGGGCTTTGACCACGCCTACAAGTCGCACGGTTTACGGCACGGATTACGGATTCCTCTGCATGGGTCAGTCGGGTACACCTTTTGACAGGGTAAAGGTTACCTATCCAACGAGAACCTTTACCGTTGCCCTTCCTGCATCCGTCAGCGGTTCAATCGCTCGCTTTGGTGCTGGACCGATGAATCTCAAGGCGTTGACATCGGCACAATGCTCGGACGGCTCTGCTGGCTCGGTCAACTTACCCACTACTGAAGGGTCTTCCTACACGCTTGCTTTTGAGGATTCGGGTTCAGGCAATTTCTCGGTTTATTACACCTACACTATCGGCCCCTGCCAGCGGTTTGATTCCATCCCCGTCCATTTCGTCAACAAGTACGGTGGGATTGATTCCTACACCTTCACGATGAAGAACCGCAAGCGGGCCAACATCCAGCGGGAAGTGTTCGGCTACAACTCGGATGTGTACGCCACGACCACCTACAACAAGGTTTGGGCGGGGTCCTTTGACTTCGTGTATGCTTTGAATAGCGATTGGCTGACCGATGCCGAATCCGAGTGGCTGATTGAAATGGTACGGAGCGGGTATGTGTGGCTCGAACTTGGCGGAACCCTCGTGGAAGCGGTGGTCAACGCCAACCAGTATCAATTTGTAACCAGACGGAACGACCGCCTCACGCAGTTGCAGATTGAGGTGGCAGTAGCATACGACAACAACATCCTATGAGCGTCACGCTGATAGCCTACCCGACGGCAACCTTCATCGACGACCTAACGGCGTGGAACAACTTCAACACCCGTGCCGATGCAGACGGGGCAACAGCCAAGGAGGAAGCCTGCTTTGACTGCCTGTACCTCCGCTTTGCGGGGCTGAATGCCATGCCCGAACTTGCCTATGTGCTGGACACGATGGGCGGGACGGACATTGCGGTCACCTATTCCATCGGGGATATTGAGGATGTGACCAAGCAACGGGGGTCGTTCTCAAAGACCATCACCCTGCCGAACACCCCGACGAATCGGGCCTGCTTTGCCTACGCCTACAACATCCAGTCCTTCGTGGGTGGATTCCAACCCAACAAGCGCATCCGTGCCGCTATGTGGGAGGACGGGGTGCAGGTGTTCAGCGGAGTATTGCAGTTGCTTAGCATGAGCAAGACCAAGGGAACCGTCACCTACGAGGTGGGGTTGTTCACCGATAATGTGTCCCTGTTCAAAGCGATAGAGGGCAATATGCTCGTCAACACGGCGGGAGTGACAGGGATGAACCACACGCCCACGAGCGGCCATGTGAGCGGCACTTGGACGGCATCGGGTGCGTTGAGCAGCGGGTATGTTTACGGGGTTGTGGATGCGGCGGGGTTCACGGACATCTTGAACCAAGGAGGCGGATGGTTCCAAGCACCATGGTGGAGGCTTGGTCCAAGCATCTATGTCAAGAAGATGGTGGATTTGATATTCGCCGAGGCGGGGTTCCGTTATTCCAGCACATTCTTTAATTCGTCCCTGTTCAACAAGTTGGTGATGCCTTATGCAGCGGGGACGATGCCCATCAACCTATCGGGGTCCAATATTTTTGCAAGAGGTAGTGGGGCGAATTATTCTGCCGTAACGGGGTTCCTGCTTTTTCAAGACGATTCAACGCCTCCGCTTTATGATAGGCCAAACTATTGGGTCGCATCGTCAAGCACATTCGTGTCGCCAAATTTGACCACTCGGTGGAATATTAGAATAAAATTAAAATTTACTTGGTCCGCACCTGGGACAAGGCTTCCTTTCGGTATATCGTTAAGAGATACAACAAACAACCAAAATATAGCCCTTATACCAGCATTAAACAACGATGGCTCATGGAACTCAATCTTTACTAAGGATGCGTTTCAAGATGTGGTTTTTTCAAATATTTCAATTCGTGCGGGCATAAATGTTAGGCTCATAGTTGATTCCCAAGTGGCGAGTTTTGACCAGCAACCAAATTGCAGCATACAGTTTGAGTGCCTTGAGAATTGGAGTAATGTCGGAACGCTGGATATGCGGACGGCCCTGCCTGCCGATGTCAAGCAGAGCGACCTCCTGCAAGATTTGCAGAAGATGTTCAACTTGCAGTTCATGCCCGACCCGCAGGACCCCAAACTCCTGTACATTGAGCCGTGGAAGGACTTCTACTCTTCGGGGTCGGTGGTGGATTGGTCGCAAAAATCGGACGAGAACGCCGAGCAGGTGCTGACCAATGGCGACCCGAACGCCTATACCAATATAATCTTCAAGTACAAGGACATGGGTGATTACCTGTCCAAAACCTACAAGCAGTCCTACCCGCTTGCAAGGGAAGGCTACGGGGGGCGAATCTTCAACACGGGCAACTTTTACGGCAAGGGGGACAAGGTGGTAGAAACCCTGTGCGGGACCTTGATACCCGCATCTTTCAGTACCGACAAAATAGTTGGAAGAACTTGGGACATCGACGGAACCCTCGCAAGCGGAACGGTCAAAGCCCTGCAAACTGGCTACCGATTGGCGCAGTACAACCTCATCGAAGGGCAGACCGAATGGGCCTACCAATACGGGGTGAGCGGGAACACGGCCCTATCCGTCGGCATCCTCAAGATGCCCTTTGTTAGCCACATCGACAACCCCTACGCCCCGAATGTGGACCTCACCTTCGGGCAGCCTCGCTTGGTGTACTACAACGCCGTGAACGCAAGCGGCAACCCCTACGCCTACACCAACAACAATCTTTACAACACCTACTGGCTGAACTACATCAACGAAACGGTCAGTCAGGAAGCCTTGCAGTTGGAACTCACCATGCTGCTATCCTCCGTGGACATCTACCAACTTGACTTCCGCAAGCCCGTGTACTACGGCGGCATCCGTTGGCGACTGCTGGAGATTCGGGACTATTTGGTGGGGCAGATGAAGCCGTGCCGAGTGACGCTCCGCCGCATCCTCAACCTGACCGAGTTTGCTGCAACCACGACGACCCCGATTGCAAGCAACCCCGAATTTTTGTTCAACGGTCCCATTGACCCCGACCCTGTGGACCCAGGCTATGAACCACCAATCAACCCCGAACTACCCTCCGAAGGATAACCATGGCAGATGTAACCAAAGAAATAGTCCTCGAAGTAGGGCTTAAAGATTCAACCGCCGCTGGAACGACCAGCGCAAAGACCCGCTTGCGGGAACTGCAGAAAACCCTTGCGGACATGGCCCTTGCAGGCCAAGACGGGACGAAGGCATTCCGTGAAATGGAGAAAGAAGCGGGACGGCTCAAGGACCAAATCGGGGACACCCAGCAACGGATTAAGAACCTCGCCTCGGACACCCGAACCATTGACACCTTCGTCGGGGCTATTCAGGGTATCACGGCGGGATTCCAAATTGCCCAGGGTGCAGCTGCTTTGTTTGGAGCGGAGGAAGAAGAACTCCAAAAGTCCTTGGTCAAGGTCCAAGCGGCCATGGCCCTCGCTAACGGGGTGCAACAGGTGGCTAACCTGCTGAACAAGGATTCCATCCTAATCACCCAAGGCCAAGCAGCGGCGCAGGCACTCTACGCCGTGGCGGTGGGAACCAGCACCGGGGCCATGAAGGCGTTCCGGATTGCACTCTTGGCAACCGGTATCGGTGCAGCAGTCGCCGCCATTGGACTATTGATAGCCAAGTGGGACGACCTCACCGCAGCGGTTCGTCGGTTCTTGAACTTACCCGACCCGAAGCAACGGGCAGCGGAGCAAGCCATGGCCCTGCAACGGGAGGAAGCCCAACTGGAGCAGTACCGCCAAGCATACGATAGGCATACCGACGGCCTCATCGCTGCTGACAACAAACGCAAGGCCCAACAGGAGCAACGCCGCAAGGAGCAGGAGGAAGCCACCAAGCAACGCCTGCTGAAACTCCAAGAGGAAAACAACGCCATTATCAAGTTCGTGGAGGACTTGAACCTTACGCTCTACGAGATGGAACTGGACCGCATCATGAAGCAGGACCAACTCCAAGAGGACCAAATGATTCGCAATCGGGATGCCTACTTGCGGAATATTCGGATGCGCAACGATGCCGAAGCGAAGTCAGCAGCGGGGCAAGCGCAACGGGAAGCGGACCTCGCATCCCTCCGTGAGAAATATGTCGGGCAATCCTTCGCCGTCATCGGGGACATTATCCAAGCAAGTGCAGGCAAGAGCGAAGAAGCCCAACGGCGGGCCTTCAATGTAGCGAAGGCCGCAAGCATCGCCCAAGCCATTGTCAGCACTTACCTTGCCGTAAACTCGGCCTTGGCTATCAAGCCAACGGAAACCGTCTTCCCAGGTCAGCGTTTCGTGGAGGCAGGTCTTGCCCTTGCTGCTGGTCTTGCGAATGTGGCCAAGATTAAAGCGACCCAATTCCAAGGCGGTGGAGGAAGCGCACCTGGAGGAAGCGTAATGGGTGGAGCATCGGGTGCAAGCATGACCCCGCCGCCCATCTTCGCCAATCCGCAAACGACCAACCTCGGAACGGGCGACCTGTCATCGGGTCAGGGTCAGCAGAACCAACCCATGCGTGCCTATGTGGTTGAGCGTGACATCCAGCAGACGACCAGCAGGGTGCGTCGCTTGTCCGAATTTGCAACATTGGGCTAACCGCTACATATCCCACCATGGAACTTCCCGTGTACCGAATGACCGTGGACGAAGTGGACGAAGGCGTGCAGTTTGTCGCCCTCGTTGATATGCCCGCTATCGAAAAGCCCTTCCAAGCCTTCGCCAAGACCCCGCAACGCTTCGCCGAAACGGGAGAACGCAGGGTGCTGACCGGGCCGCTCATGCTTGCCGATACTCCCATCTACCGGAAAGACGACACCTACGGGGAGTACTATGTCGTATTCGACAAAGCGACCATCCGCAAGATTGTCCAAAAGTATTTCAAGCAAGGAAACCAGCACAATGTGAACGCTTACCACAACGCCGAACTGGACGGGGTCTTCATGTTTGAATCCTACATCACCGACACCGAGCGTGGCATCCTTCCCCCCAAGGGCTACGAGGACACCCCCGACGGCTCTTGGTTCGGGTCCTTCAAGGTCGAGAACGACGAAGTGTGGGAGAACCGCCACGCCTTCAAGGGTTTCTCCGTGGAGGGCTTGTTCGGCATGAAGAACACGGGGACTGAATTAGAGGTCGCACTTGCGGGCCTCGCAGACGATTTGACCAACTTTTTGCAACATATCAACCCAACCTACAAATCCCTTTAATCTATGAACCTAAAAGCAGCCATTGACACCCTCCGCACCGAGTTGCGGAAGTTCACAACCCAAAAGCAAGCCTTTGCCGACTACAAGTTGGTGGACGGTACTGTTGTCCGAGTGGACGGCGACCTCGTTGCAGGTACAGCCGTTTATGTCATCACCGAGGACGAAACCCTGCCCGCTCCCGACGGCGAGCATCAAGTGGAAGGCGTTGGTGTCATCAAAACCGAAGGTGGCAAAATCACCGAAGTCGTCGTGGCCGAAGCCCCAGCACCTGCCGAAGAAGTCGCCGTTGCTGCTGAAATAACCCCCGAAGTTGCAGGTGAAGTGGTGAGTGAAATCGCCGAAGGCTATCCGATGGTGGACCCCGCAATGGTGGAAGAAATCGTCAAGAAGCACCTCGTCAGCATTATGGAGGAACTCAAGGCCGCCTACACCGAGATGGGCAAGATGAATGAGAAAATGTCCGCATTTGCCTCGCAGATGGAAACCATGACCGACATCGTTGAGAAGGTCGCAGAACTACCCTCCGAAGCCCCGAAGCCAACCGCCTCCGCTATTGTGGAGCAACGCAAGGCCGCTGCAACGCAGAACTTCAATGCCCTTGCACAAGCAATCCAAACTCTCAAAAAATCCAATTAATCCTTAACCCCCTTAAAACAAAGCCATGAGTTATTCATTCGTTTCCCCGCTGACTACTTACACCGAGCAGCAGCGCCTCCCCCTCATCACCAAAGCGGTATTCGCCGCTCGTTCTGCTGCCCTGTTCACCAAGCAAGTTGGTATCAAGTCAGCCGCCGCCCTTAACCTCATGGACACCGATGCTAACATCGGGTCAGGAACGGTCTGCGGTTGGTCTGCAACAGGCAACACCTCCTTCACTCAGCGGAATATCACCGTTGGCGTGATGAAGATTCAAGAATCCCTCTGCCCTCGTTCCTTGGAGCAGTATTGGATGCAGTCCCAGTTGACTGCTGGTAGCCAATACGACGGCGTACCATTCGAGCAGGCATTCGCCGAGCAGAAGGCTCTCCGCATCGCTGAAGCGTTGGAGAACGCTATCTGGCAGGGTAACTCCTACTTCAGCGGTGTAAACCAGTTGCTAAACGCTGCATCGGGTAGCACCGTATCGGGTAACACCGCTGCGATTTCGGGTTCTATCACGACCTCCAATGTCATCAGCATCTTTGACACCATCTACACCCGCATCCCACAAGCTATCTTGACCAAGACCGACCTCGTGATGTTCTGCGGTTGGGACACTTTCCGCACCTTGGTAATGGCCTTCAAAGCCAACACGGGTGTCATGTACAACCAAGTCGACCTGCAAGGTTTGGCCGATGGTGAAATCCTTTACCCAGGCACAAACATCCGTGTCATCGCCGTACCTGGTTTGCTCGGAACGAATCGCATCGTTACCACCTACCTCGGTAACTTGTTCTATGGAACCGACCTCTTGTCCGACGAGGAGAACTTTGAGTTGTGGTACTCCAAGGACAACGATGAAGTTCGCTTCCAAGCCGCCTTCAAAGCAGGTGTGCAGTTCGCTTACCCTGACCTCATCGTTGACTGGAGATTGGCCTAAGTGTAAGGGGGGCGGGTAACTGCCCCCCGTTATTTTGTTCCACCTTAAAATAAAATATACACTATGTCTTGCTCCCTAACTACGGGCTACGCCCTCGGATGCCGTGATTCAGTCGGCGGCATCAAAACTGTCTTTGTCCAAGCCTTCAACCCAACGGGTTCCGTGAACACCAACGGAAGCGGAACGGTCACAGGCTTCACGGGTTTCTCATCGGGATTCTACGAGTACGACTTGACCAAGGCCACTTCGTCCATGACGGAAACCTTGAACGCAAGCACCGAGAACGGAACCTTGTTCTACAC